CTTGGACGTTTGGTTTGATTACATTATTGAACGTGATGCAGTTATTGAGCATTTTTACACCACTAATAGTCAGTACGAGGCATTAGTGGATATGGACTATTTAGCAGAGAAACAAGCGTGGGTAAGCTACGAGGAAATTGAGTTGGATTACGAGCAGATATTTGACTATTTAGTTAGGACTGGAGAGATTGCTAATTACTTACAATATCAAATTGAGGAATGAGAATAAGAAGCACAATTAAACCAGATATTCGGTTAAGTTTTAACGACTGGATAAAATACATTAGAGAACAAGTAAACAAAACTAAAAAATAAGACAATGGAAAATTTAGCACTAATAACAGAAAAGGATTTGAGTTTAGTAGAAGAAAACTCGCTTAACGCACAACAACTTAAACAACTACTTAAAAAGACTCCAGAGAGATACGTTCACAAGCGACCTGCTAAAGGTGGTGGAAGTTGGGACTATGTTACTGGCGGATACGTTAAGAAAGTCTTAAACTTAATGTTTGGATGGGATTGGGATTTTGAGATTATGGATGAAAAAATCATTCACGGAGAAGCAGTAGTTAAAGGTCGTTTAACTTGCCGTACAAATGGGCGCACAATCGTTAAAATGCAATACGGAAATAAAGACATAATGACTAAGCGTGGAAGTAATGAGCCATTAAGCATAGGTAACGACTTAAAGGCTGCCGCTACTGATGCGCTGAAGAAATGTGCTGCTGAAATTGGAATAGCTGCTGATATTTACAATAAGATGGACTTTAACGAGGTCAATGTTCACGTTCCGCAGTCACGAGATTGGAAAGCAGAATTAGAGGCAGAGAACTCAATTACTGGCTTAAACGAAATATGGCGACAAATGTCCGAGAATGAGCAGGTAAGGTACAAGCTATTGTACACCGAAAGGCTTAACGAATGTGGCTTAAGTTAATTATTTTAATTTTTTTTTTATTTTTTTTGTAAAATGTTTGCAGTTATAAAAAATGTTTGTATATTTACATTATCAATTAATCAAAAAACAAAAAACAATGGAAACTTTAACACAAACACAAATCAAAGAACTTTACATTATCTACACATCAAGAAGAGAAGAAATGAAAAAAGGTATAATTGAAGTTGCTAAAACTGCAAAAGCTATGAGCCTTTATTTAGGATGTGATTTTAAAGAAGGTATTGCAATTTTAAACGATATGACATTAGCTGAAGGAAGAGCACTTTATTTACTTTTATCAGCATAAATAATATGGGGCGAAGCATCCTACACTTCAATTAATTAACAACAAAAACAAAACAATGGATTTTAGTAGCTACATTTTTCGCAGTCATATGGTCGGTAACATTATATCTGTGCCAAAGCCATTAACACCTAACCAAGCAGAGACATTAGCAGACTATCGCAAACGCCAAGCTGGAGAGGGCAGACCATTAACAGAGAATCAAATTAAGACTTGGCACTCACTTGAACATAAGCACAACGAAAGCCAAACGTATAAGCTAACAGACACCGCTAAACGTCTTTGTACTGATTTGGTGTTTGAGGCTCGTACTGGTCGCAAATCAAAACTTGAAACCAAGTACTTTGACAAAGGCATTGAAAAGGAAAAGGATGCACGAGATTTAGTAAGCGAGGTATTAGGCAGACCATTTACAAAAGACGATGAGCGCAGAGCGAATAGCTGGGTAACTGGAAAGCGTGACATCCAAGACAATAACTTGATAATAGACATTAAGACATCTTGGTCGTTCGAGTCATTCAACAAACACTTACTTGATACACCTAACGAGGTTTATTTGCGCCAGTTAGACTCTTATATGGATTTATGGGGTATTAAGGATAGCTTACTTTGCCACGTTCTGGTTGACACACCTGCAAAGCTAATAGACGATGAGATACGCAGACTTGACTGGAAGTATAATATCACGGATATGAACGGAGATGTGCGTGATGAGTTTATAGCTGATGTGGTGGAGTTAGTTTGTAACCATATCTTTACGAGAAAAGGACTTGAAGAATACTGCCTACAATCGTCTAACGTACATTTAGAGTGGTTTATGGATTTTAATGAGATATTAGTAGCGGAGAGGCTGCATATGATACCGCATTCATTCGAGCCGATTAGAATAACTCAACGCAATGAGTGCATTACATTGGCTCGTGAGTATATGAACACAATTAAACCTATCAATAACATTATTAAACTTTAAAAAACAAAACAATGACAAGAGCAAAAACCGAAGCCTTTATTCAAGGCATTACAGATGGCACTTTTCAAGGAGATGCTGCCACAATTTACAACCTTATCAAAGATAAGCACGTTATGACATTACCCGAAATTTCGGTAATTTTGGACAAATCACTTAACCAGTTTAGCGGTAGAATTTCCGAGTTGCTGGATGCTGGTTTAATAAAGGAAATGAAAGGCGAAAAGTATAGTCTATTCCGAATAACACAAAGCGAACAAGAACGCTACGAATGCGCCAAAATGCGACACGATGAAAAAATTGAGAAGCTACGCAAGAAAGCGGATGAGTTAGGTTATTTTTTAGTAAAAATGTGGTAAATTAGCATAAACAAAAACATTAAAACAATGATTAAAAAATACAACGGATTAAATGTGTATGAAAGTTCTATGAATAGAATTGATTATATATTTAAAAACTTTAATAAGATTTATGTATCATTTTCTGGTGGAAAAGACAGTGGCGTAATGTTAAATATGGTTATTGATTATATTAAGAAAAATAACATTAAAAATAAGGTTGGTGTAATGATTCTTGATAACGAGGCAAATTACACACTTTCTCTTGAATTTATGCACCGAATGATACGTGAAAATTTAGATTATCTTGATGTGTATTGGTGTTGTTTGCCTATAACATTACCTTGCACGGTTAGTTCGTATTCAATTGATTGGCAATGCTGGGGGGAAGATGATAAAGAACGATGGATTAGACCAATGCCAACGGATAATTATATTGTGAATTTGCAAAATCATAATTTTCCATTCTTTAAAGAAAATATGAATTATGATGAGTTTTGGGATAGTTTTGGAGAGTGGTACGCTAATGGTGAAGATTGCGCTTGTTTGATTGGAATTAGAACAGATGAAAGCCTTAATCGTTTTCGAGCCATTATGAATGAAAGAAAGCAAACGCACGGAGCAAATAATTGGACAAAGAAAAACGGAAATTTTGTATATAATTGTTATCCTATTTACGACTTTAAAACTGAAGATATTTGGATAGCAAATTATCTTTATGATTGGGATTATAACAAACTATACGATGTTTTTTGGAAAGCTGGTTTATCGGTAGCTCAAATGAGGGTTGCAAGTCCTTTTATGAGTGAAAGTAAGTCAAGTTTAAATCTTTACAGAGTTATAGACTCAAACGTTTGGTCAAGGCTTTGTGCGAGGGTTTCGGGTGCAAACTTTGTGGCAACATACGGAAAGCAATTATCATACAGAACATTTAATTTGCCAGAGGGGCATACTTGGAAATCTTTTGTTAAATTTTTATTAGACACTTTGCCAGATGAAGTAGCTGAAAATTTTAAGATGCGCTTTATTCAAAGTATAAAATATTGGTGGAGAGTAGGGCGCGGATTAGATGATGACACCATAGAAGAATTAAAAAAGATTGGAGTTGATTTTGTTTTGGGTGAAAAAACAAGGCACGGAAACAAAGATAAATGGTGTGTAAGAATGTTGCCTCCAGACCATTTAGATGAATTAAAAAGACACCCAAGCGAAGTTACAAGTTGGAAGCGTTTTGCTATAACCATATTAAAAAATGACCACACTTGTAAATATTTAGGACTTGCACCGACACACGACCAGTTAAAAAGAATGAAACAAATTAAAGAAAAATACAAAAAACTATAACAATGAAAATTAGAAACATAGACAAATTAAGATTTACTGAAAGAGATGTTAAATTTAATGCTGGTAATAGCATTAGGTTTTTATTAGAAAAAGACGGAATGGGATTTAGTTTTCATCAAACAGAAATGAAAAAAAGCGAAAAACCATATTATTGGCATTATAAACACCACAAGGAATGTTGTTATTGCATCGAGGGATTTGCTGAAATAACAGACCTTGAAACTGGAGAAACTTTTGAAATAAGAGTTGGTGATATGTATATTTTAGATGCGCATCAAAGACACGAATTTAGACCAATAGAAGACACGGTTTTAATATCTGTATTTAATCCGCCAGTAACTGGTAATGAAATACACGATAAAGATGGTTCATATATTTTAAACACAAAAAAATAAAACAATGAGTAAAGAATTTAAATCACCAGTTTACGGAGTAATTGCAGTTCCAATAGATAAGGTTCAAGCAAATGATTACAACCCAAATAGCGTAGCACCCCCAGAAATGGAGTTATTGGAAACATCTATTTGGGAAGATGGGTACACTATGCCAGTAGTTTGTTTTTATGACGAAGCAAACGACAAATATATAGTTGTGGATGGATTCCACAGATATTCAATATTAAAGCAAAGCAAACGAATATTTGAACGTGAAAAAGGGATGCTACCAGTCTCTGTTATTGACAAAGAGTTGGGGGATAGAATGGCATCTACAATTAGACATAATAGAGCAAGAGGCTCTCATTCAATAGATTTAATGTCCACAATAGTTTCTGAACTTGTTGAGATGGGAAAGGGAGATGCTTGGATATGTAAGCATATTGGGATGAGTAAAGATGAGTTATTGAGAATGAAACAAATAACTGGACTTGCTTCTTTATTTGCTAATAAAAGTTTTAGTGAAAGTTGGGATGCGGAAATGGAATAGACACCCATACACGGAATGGGAATGTTTTAAAAACGGAATGTATGATACATCTTTGGATAGTTTAGAAATGCAAAAAAAAGCTATCGAGTGTTTTTTAAATATTGAATTATTTGATAGTTTATGCTTTGAAGTTATTGAAAATTGGGAAAATTCTTGCCAAGAACATTTAAATAATCCATCGCTAAATAAAATAGCTTATATGGGGCAATGCGCTTTGTGTTATGGTTTTAATATACCAGAAATAACAACTAAAAAAGCGTGGTCTTTTATTGATGAAAAACAAAAAGAAAAACTTAATAAAATAGCCTTGAAAAACATTAAAATTTATGAAGCAAATAGTAGAAAATTATATATGCAAATGGAAAGAAATTTATTCTAAAGATATACCAGATGAAGCTCCGCATAGACTTGATTATTTAAACAAAGTTCCAAGCTACAAAAGAATAGCTTTAGCAATATTAAATAATGATTTATCAAAAATTGGACATTCATTTAATAGCGGATATTACTCTAAATTAAAGGAAATTGAATTATGGGGAAATGGAAAGTTAAAATCGAAACAATTAAAATTATTTTAAGATGAGTAACGAGAGGCAATTTAGTAAAACGATAGTGCTATGCTCACTATTAGATTTAGCGATGGAAGAACTGGCGATGAGCAAAGAATTTAAGCGCAGGACAAAGCTTTATAAAGGAGTTTTAGAACGTGAACTTAAACGGCAACAGTTAGCCGTTGAGATTGAATGTGGTAAGCAAGTAGCTGACGATGGCTTGGCTGCTCAAAACCAGTTAACTCTGCAAGTGGATTACATACTTGATGTTATCTTTGGAATCACAGAAAATAAAGAACTGGTCAAAAGCATTGAAGAACATCTGCTGGGCGATTAATTACAAAATTTATAATTTTGCGACATTATATTTAAACTATTAAAGCGCACTCCTTACATTATATGCGCTACGGATTTTTTTATAATCCCTTGTTTGATTTTCGAAGTAAGGAGCGAAATGAGAGCGAGGGATTTTTAATTTATACAACGATGGCAAAGGAACTACCATATTTTAAATTTGAGCCAAGTGAATGGGATAATGGAATTATTCAAATGTGCAACAGAGAATCCAAAGGATTATTTATTGATATTTGCGCAATGTACTGGTCAAGACTTGGAAATCTACCATATAAGTTAGTAGTGCAGAAGTTATGCAATGGCAATGCGAACGCATTGCAAGAGTTAATGCAAGAGCAAGTATTTAGCATTGCAGATGAACAAATAGTGATTAACTTTTTAGATATTCAGTTATCGGAATTTGGGCATAAAAGCAATCAAGCAAGTAAAGCAGCTAAAGCAAGATGGTCTAAACACAATAAAAACAAAGGTAAAAATGCAGATGCAATGCAAACGCATAGCGAACGCAATGCCATAAGAGAAGATAAGATAAGATTAGATAAAATAAAAGAAGATAATACTAATGCCAATAAATTGGCGGAGGGTGTAGTCGAATATTTTAACGGAGTTTGTGTTAATCTTCCAAAAGTGGTAAAGCTAACCGATAAAAGAAAAAAACATATTTTAGCACGATTAAAAGAACACAGTAAGGAAGACATAAAAAAAGTGATAGATTTAACGGCTGAGTCTAATTTTCTTAATGGCAAAAATACAAACGGCTGGACTGCCAGTTTTGACTGGATAATAGACAAAAGCAATTTTATTAAAATTTTAGAAAACAACTACATAAATAAACAAAATGGAAAAGATAGGAGACAAATTAGCGTTGAAGACTTTAACGAGTCTATCGAACGGCACTTTAGATGAGAAAAGCTTATCGGTTTATCAAGATAGCCTAACTATGGAGTGCGTTAAGTTTAACTGCGCTAAAATACTAACGGCTTTTAAAGGATTAGATACCAACTTTACTAACTTACTGGCTGAAAGTTTAAAGCGTAACGGATTTACCGACCAGCGTTTAACAGATGCAGTAAACTATGTTATAGATAACTGCCCTTATCCATCGCCCAGTATTGCGGAATTTGTTAAATTTGACAAGAGCGTAAAGGTTTATTCGTACGATGAAATGATAAAACTGGGTTATGGCACAGAGCCATTTAAAAAAGTAAGGCTAAACCAAGAGCAAGAGAAGCCGCTATGGGTGTTTGCGAGTGATTACGAAAAATATGGACTTAAAAAATTTGAGTGGTAATGGCAACGATAAAACAAATATCACTAATTGAGCCACAAATGGCTATATTTGTAATTAAGAAGCTACTCCAAAAAGTAGATGATCAAGCCATAAGCCAAGCAATAAGTAAGCTAAAAGATGAAGATTTTGAAGAACTTGTCAATATTTTGATATGGCTGGGATATGAAGAAAAAACAATAAACAATATATTAAAATGATTAAGGTAAACAGTTTAAGCGGAGGAAAAACATCGTCTTATATGGCATTGCATTACCCAGCAGATGTAAATATTTTTTCTTTGGTTTGTGTAGAAGCTGATTACTGCACTCCAAAAGATAAAGAGTTGGTAAAATATGTATCTGATAAATTAGGTCGTGAATTTATTGCAACTGCTGAAAGCGATAAAACACTTTATGTGATGCGAGATTTGGAACAATTACTTGGTAGTGAAATTGTTTGGGTGGCTGGAGATACATTTGAGCAAGTGATTAAAAATAAGAAAGCACTACCAAATCAAATGTGGAGATTTTGCACTACCGAAATGAAAATGAAACCAATTTTTGAATATTGCCACAATGAAATTGGCGAGATTGTAGATATGCAAATAGGATTTAGATACGATGAACGAGAAAGAGGGGAGCGGAACAAGGACAACACGCATTTTAAAACGATTGTCGGACAAAGTGCAAATGGCAGAAACAAATGGGAAGAAATAGAATGGCGTAAATTGTCATTTCCATTAATTGAAAATTTGATTACTACACGACAAGTAGTATCTTGGTCAAAAGAAAGTAATTTAAACTTTCCAGAAGATAGCAATTGCGTAGGGTGTTTTTGGAAGCCGTTTGAACAATTACGGAAAAATTGGGATGATGAGCCACAAAAAATGAGATGGTTTGCCGAAATAGAAACAAAAATGAAACGCAACTTTAAAAAGGAAATGAATTACGCCGATGTGAAAAAATTAGGATTGCAAAGCAATTTCTTTTTTGGAACTGGCAGCGGATGCCAAAGCGGATTTTGCACAGATTAAATAATTATTAAAATAGAAACAATGAAACCAATGAATCACGCTTTAATAAGCAACTACCACGAAGGGATGAAAAGAAAGCAATTAACTCCAGACGATTTCCGTAAATTATACAATCGAATTATTGCAGACTACCAGCTGGAAGAATACGCCAATAGTAGAAACGCAGATGTGGTATGTATAAGACAAGCTATAATGAAGATAGCAAGAGCAAGAACAACATTAAGCCTTAAACAAATTGGCTCTATTTGGGGTAAAGACCATAGCACAGTAATTCACGGACTGCGCAGAGTGGAAAACGCATACGATACTAATGACGATATTTATTTGGATTGGGAAAGTGAGGTTTACAGATATTTTTAATATGCGAGTTTACGATTTTAAATATTACCAGTTGATACTATCCGATAAGCCTTGCGATATATTTAAGCATTTTGGAGTTGATAAGTTGCACGGATTAAGTTTAAAAGACTGCCAAGCTTACAATAACACCAATGAAGATGCGTATATCGCTGGACTGTGCAACTTAATACCTAATACCGATAAGATGTTTATCTTCTTAAACACTAGCCGAATGAATAACTGCAAGGAAAAAATGGCTTTGATATTTCACGAAGCTATGCACTTATCACTTGAGATTCACAATCACGATGTAAACGAAAAAGAAGAACAGATAATTAGCTGGGCAGAAGCCGAAGCGATTAAAATATTTGACTTAATTTAAAACAATGGATATAAAGAAACTAACGGACAACGAGTTAAGCAATTTGATTAAGGATTGCAGAAAGGAACTTGAGCAACGGAAGCAGAGCCTTGAGGATGTATTGCTTGAGGACGATTATCAGAAATACAAGAGCAAGTACGCACGACTAACTTTATTTTATGACTTTTGTAGAGGTGTCTACTCTGTAACTGAAAAGGAATTGAAAGAAAAGAAACCAAGCACAAAGAAGCGTAATATCCGAAACGCAGTTATTAACTATTTGCTCTTGGAGGGTTTTAGTCATCAAGACATCGTGGATGAGTTTAATTTTCATAGAACAAGCTTAAGCAGTCCTATAAGCTATCACGAAAAATACTACAAACTGGATAAGAA